ATCTGCACCTGTGTTTATATTAAAATATGAACCAACTTTTGCGCTATCTCCTAATAAAATATCTTTTGTTGAATTATTAAAGTATAAACCATCACTATTCCCATTATGTTGAATTGCAAAATTTTTGCTCGCATCATAAACTATTTGCGGATAACCGGAAACATTATAAGCATCCTGCAATGTAGGCGTTGGCACATTTGCAATGGCATTGTAAACATTCGCCCTCATAGTATCGCTGCGAAACTTAGTGAAAAACACGCTACTATCCGCTCCGCCAGCCGGTGTCCAAAAGTTACCATTCCCAGCGTATAATTTCGTACCAATACGCACCACTCCGCTTTTATTTCGGATAGTATCGGCAGGCACTAATAACACACTATCCATCCGCATGCGTGCGGTCTGATAACCATACTGCGGCATTATTTGATAAACCTGCGCCGATAATTGAGCGCTAATAAAAAGGCAGATTAATATTAATAGTTTTCTCATACTGTGGGAATATTGCACGCGTTGAAATCGCGCATCGTTGTAATGTTTAAGGTCATGGTAACGCCAGCCAAATAGTCCTCGTATTTATCCGCTATCGGCGTTATGGTTACGTTGTCATCTACTGCGAAAATATCCTGAGTGCTGCGGATTTTCTGATAAATATCCTCGGCTATCTGCCATTGATCGCTTATAACCTCTTGCTCAAATTCAGCCTCTTGACCGGATTTGTCTAAGAAAAAAAACTGTACGCTCCAAGATTGCTCTTGCCCGATATTAAAAACAGCGCTAAGTATGTCAAAGCAGCAAACCGGCAGCTCACTTTGATTGTCGCGAAATAGCCACTCTTGCGGTGTCATATTTCGCACTTCCTTTATCATGGCATGGCTTTGCAGTAGCGTTGTCATTTCTGAAATGAACTGGTTGTAAGTCATGCTGTAATACTTTTTTTACGATTGATTCTTTGTACTTTTTTTTCATCGGTATTCAAAGATAAATAGTTCGCCGTAGGTCAGATCACCGGTTGGCATGGTTACCAAGTTGCCCGTAATTTGCAGATATGCTGTGTCTGCTGTTGGCGTTGTAAGTATGCCCTTAGTAAGCCCACCGCGTACGGCCCGGATAACATTGCGCCCGATAAGCTGAGATACTGTAAAGGATGCCAAACCTGCCGCCGGTGTAATTTCCACCACATAGGTTTCAACCGGTGTGGCGCGGTTTAGTGCGAATCCGTTTGTAATATCGTATGTATCAGGCCCTAAGAATATCGGGCAAGTATAGCCGCGATTCTCCGGTAATATAACATCATAACCCACGCCTGGGCTGAAATACTCAGGAAATAGTGTGTAATTTTCCCGTAAGTAGTTTATTAGCCTGGTCTTGTAAAACTCCGCGTTATCCTTATAGCGGCGCTCCAAAAGTTCTATATCCGCACGGGATGGATTGTTCGATTCCTCCGCTGTCTTTTGCAGCACGCCCTTAGAAAAAAACTGATAGCTTAATGTAGCAGGGAGCATACTCATAGTATACCAAACAAGGGCATCCGTGATATAGTTATTAATAAGCGCCGATTCATTGGCAGTCAGATTATTATTTTCAACGCCATTCTGCAAGGCTAAGTAAAATGTACTTCCGAGCGCTGGCTGAATATACATATCCTGCGCTACCTTAATTTGCGGCTTTAGCTGCTTATCATCAATGGCTTCGCTTATCCCGGTACGGGCTTTAATTAATGCAGGCGATATAAATAATGTATTGGCGCTCATGATTGTCTTATTACTGTTATGGCTTGCCAGCTGTGACGGCAGTATGGGCGAGGCTGTCCGTTAGGTTGCGTAAACCATCCGCCGCGTCTATCCCAAACGCTATACCCGAGGCGCTCGCTCATTTGCTCGATATTAGCGCGGCTCCATACCCTTGTCCGGGCCAGTTCTAACATCTTAGCACAAAATGGGCGGTTGCGATCATCTTCAGGGCCAGCGTATGTATATCTGAGCAGCACCTCGGTAACTGTTGGCTTATAGTTGCTAATCTTAGTCTTATCCACCTCGCGCTCAATAATTGTGTCCTGGCCTACTTTAGTGCTTTTAGTAGTGATTACGCCTGCCTTTTCCAGCCGGTCAATAATCGCCTTTACTGTATCGGTATCTGAATCCACCGCCTTTGCGATAACTTCCGCAGTTGCCCTCTTATCCTTATTAAGCATGTTTATCACATTGCTTTCAAGTTCGGTGAGTTTCTTATTCTCAGCGAAATACTCTACCTCGCTGGCAGGGCGTCGGCTAAGTACTTTATACTGTGCGGCATCTTCCCCACACGATGCGAATGCTTCCAATAATTGCGCGTCTATCTCCTCCTGAGTAGCAAATTGCATCTCATCTGAATTGCCGTCTAAAAGTAGGTTAACATCTGCATCGTCAAGCCCGAATGACTTTTTAAGCATCATTGCCGCCTCATCCCTTGTTAACTGTCCTTTATTGTATTTACGCTTTATCCTTTCGAGCTGCTGAAATTGTCTGCCGGTCATGCTGGCAAGGTTGCTGTTAACAGTAGGCATAGCGCTCACATCGCTTATAGGTAATGCTGCCGGCGCTCCTGATACTGTTGGCATGGAGTAATACTTTTGATCCACTCCCAGCTTATCGAGGAAATATTCACGCGGCATAACTTGCAGCAGTAGGCTATCTTCCAGTTTAAAGCCGAGAGGCTCAACCGGAGTGATACTATATTGTATATTAGCCTGAGTAATAACGTTAATTAGCTTGTTAAAAAGTTCCTCATGCGCTTGCTGCCTTTCGCTTACATAGGTGTTATTAAATATCTCGTAAGCATCCTTTAACTCATTACGGCCGCCTAATTGCCCCTCAGTCTTAATGCCGAATAAAGCAGGCGAAGTAACTTGATGCCCTGCAAATATCTCTTGTTGGATAAGGTTATTCACATTGGTGAAATCTTCCTTTGTGAGCATGGTCTGCCCGAGCGGTGTAACCTCTGCCGTATTATCGCGGCTGCTGTTAAACATAATCAGCACGCGGTCGCCCTCACTACCGGTAAATTTCTTTTTCAGCCTGCGTTCAATGTCTGCCTTTTGCTCAGATGGCGGCTCCCCATTGTTAAGCTGAATCATCGTACCGGCTACAAATCCATCCTTTGCATTGCCCAGGATATGGCGGCTCACTTGTACATCGGCATCAATATAGTTAAGCGCCTGGAAATATGAAGGCAGCGGATAAACATCGGCCTTAGGATTGTACTGCTTTACAAATAATATCTGCGAGTATTCACCTTCCTGGAATGTTCCACTGAAAGCTGAGTATCTCCGTGCTTTCTCGCGGTTATCTTTCCAGTCATTTTTTACGAAAAATTCGCTTTCATCCTTATTTGTGCGAACATTCATGTAGCGTAAATGGTAAACCTCTTTTACCTGCTTTAATTTGTTCCACACAATTTGCAGGTAATAACCTCCGTAGAGTTCGTCATCCAGTACACACTTTTTCAAAATAGTGTTCCAGCTTTCGCCGTGGCTGTTTGCCTCCGCCGGTGTATTTTGAAAACCTTGCCCGTAAATGTAGTTTACTTTGCCCTTGATAATTGCGCCATGTTTGGGGCTTTCATTATAGAGGCTTAGTAAATATTCCGGGTAATTATTTTCCTCTCCGAATTGAATGTAACCTTGCCCTTTACGCTCCTCAAATTTAGGCTGTAAAGCGCGGGCAAATTTTATGGTGAATAGGTTATCGTAGTTATTGTCCGGCATAGATTACAAATTCATTAGATTGGCTGTTATATTGTGTCGGCTCAAAGTCGCTGGCAGGTAATAGGTTTAAATATCCGCTTTCCAATATTGCCCCCGTTTCCGTTGTACTGGTATCGCCTGCCGCTTTCTGCCTTATTATGTAAGAATATAGTCCGGTAACATTACCTGTGAATAAATTATTTACCACGATGGAAGCGCTATCATAACGGCTCGAACTCGAAGTATTCGCCACATTTATCTTAACTGCTGCCCCTCCGTTACGCGGTGTGAAAATAAACAAAAATCTCGGGTTTGCAATGGTAGCCTTTTCCCTTGCAGTAAAGTAAATCGTTTGAGTAGTTCCCTTGCGTAAAGTAATCATTCTATTACATTAAAAAACCC